GCAGCAAAAACACCAGCAAACAAAGTGCAGATGATTTCTGGAGGCGACTTGGGCAACAAAAATGGACAAAAACGTGATGTTCAAGTAGCTTTTAATACACACGATGTAAATGCTAGACATGAGGTAGAACAAATGGTAAATAAATCAGATAATCCAGATGATATTGATATTTTAATGGATACAAACCCATTGACGCAATCATCAGATGGTTCTACCACCTTGGATACAAACTCTGTAACACCAAGGAAAGTTATGGATGAGATGAGGGCTAATTCAGTTCCATTTACAAAGTCAGAGTTAACAGCATTTCTAAAGAGTCTTTAATGAAAAAGATATACATCAACGAGAGTCAGATTAGTAAAGACTTACTGCTTCCTAAGTTTGTTTTCGACGCAGTAAGGTCACACGAGACTTCACTTGGGGACAATCCAGCATTCCCAGGTGAGGACGACTACCCATTTGACTATACTATTCTGAAAGAGAGATTAAGGGATCTTCACGACCAGATGAAGGATATTGGTGTTCCACTTGGTAATACTGAGGAACTAGTGTCACATCTTAGTGTACTAGTGAGGAAATGTAAAGAAATGGAGAAACCTATGAAAGATTCTCTTGAGAAACTGTGTGAAAATGCAGTTAATAGACTCTTTGCGTTTCCAGAAGGTGCAATTAACTTCAAGTGTAGACTTGTTGACAAGGTTCAATATAAGGTAAGTATTGGTATTACTCCGGAGGATTCACATAATAGAAAATTCAAATTCAAGGATATATCAGACTTTGAGTTATCAAAGGGTGCTGTGGCAAAGAGGAGACTCATCAATTCACTTATTATGGGTGCTGCTGAGTACTATACCAGTATGAAAACTCTGTATCTAGAAGATTTAAACAAATTGAATCCACAACTAGTTGAATTATATGATCAGATCATGACGTTGAACTCATATCTGACATTTATAACAAAGGAGAAGATCGATGATTTCCATCCAATGCAGGGTTCATTCGTTGAGGTACACGTCGGTTTTAATGGTAAGAAGAGTACAATAGAGGCGCAGGGTATTATATTTCCGCTTATGCTTCACGACGCAATAAAAGGGTTCTTTGAATTATTCTCAGTGTATGGTTTACCACGTGATAAAGAGAAGGCAAAATACATTATCAGTAAAGCTGATTTCCTTCTTGCAGAGCCTTGGGATATGAGGTTTGGTGTAAAGTTGTGGCAGTTAATATTCGACAGGATGGAACTTGCTGACGACACCAATATAATACCATACATCTTTATGGAACTTGTACAACTCCCTACAGAGGAATTTAATGTCGCTATGAAGGAGTTGTTCATGGGCACTGAGAAAGGTGATGAATTAATGAATGCGATCATTAAGAAATCGAAATATAACGACGGTTATCAGAAGTTTAAGAACAGAGTAAATGCAAGAAATATGGACAGGGCTGTGATTGCTGACAGTTATTTCACTGCTTCAGAACTTGACAGTTATGACATTGACGGTGAAGAAGATAGTAATGTTATAACTGAAACGGAATAATGAGGTAATTTTACTTAATTACCTCATTTTTTATTTTTAATGTTATATTTATTAAAATTTAGAACGTTACAACTATGATATACAACAGGCAAGAAATGGCGATTGATTATGCGACTTGTTACGCTGACAAGTCCAGGATCACCTTTATAGAGAAGTATTTTAGTACATTCAATGCTATCAAGGGAAAGAAGACACAGTTTCATTGTTTCCCAAGGCAGAGAGCATTTCTCAAGGCATTGTCTGAGAATAGAAACGTCGTAGCAGTTAAGCCAAGACAGTGTGGTATCACCACTTTATCAAGTGCTTGGGCTGCTGCACAGTGTGCTTTTGCCCCAAAGGACGCACCGGAGACAATACTTTGTATTGCAAACAAACTTGAGCAGGCACAGGAAATCATTATCAAGGTACGTGACTTCCTGGAACAAGTTCCAAGGTGGTACTGGGGTGATGAATATTTCTCTCCAGATCCAAATTCTGAGAAGAATATAAAGAGTATATTTGAAAAGGACGCAAAGGGTGAGTTGAAGTTGTTTAATGGCTGTAGAGTTATAGCACGTGCATCAGGTCCTAATGCATCTCGTGGTATTTCTGCTGTATCAGTACTTATACTTGACGAGGCTGCGTTTATCGAGGAGGGTGTAGCTGCATTTACCACAGCTGCTGCAACTATGGCTTCTAACCCTAATTCTAAGACTGTTATGGTGTCAACGCCTAATGGTAAGGATGAGTTGTACTACAATACTTACAGGCAGGCTTTAAGTCACGAGAATAACTTTGTGGCAGTACAGTTCCGTTGGTATCAAGATCCACGATTCAACAAGTATCTAGTGTGGAAAAAGAAGAACGAGGAAACTGGTGAATGGATGTTCGATCAAGACCCTATAGTAGACGGCGAGGGAAGTGTGAAGTATGATGAGGAGCGTTGGGCAAAACTCGAACATAGTGGATGGAAACCAGATGCACCTTGGTACGATGAAATGTGTAAGCAGTTCAACAATGACTCAATGAAGATTGCACAGGAGCTTGACGTATCATTTATGGGTTCTAATGACAATGTTATCGCACCGGAGTTCATTGAAATGCAAGAGAAACTTAATGTTAGAGAGCCTCTTGACGATTTTAAAGATCCTCTGGTAGAAGAAACATGGTTCTGGAAGATGCCTATTGAGGGTCACAGATATATTTGTTCTGTTGACCCTTCAAGGGGCACAGCAGCAGATAGAACTGCCATTGAGGTTATTGATATGGATGGTAGGGATGAGGATGGTATGCCTATCATAGAACAGGTTGCAGAATACGTAGGTAAGAAACTTGGTGATGATATTGGTGCTATTGCATATCAGTATGCCACGATGTATAACGATGCTTTCGTTGTGGTTGATGCCACTGGTGGACAGGGTGATGCTGCAATTATCACAATGCTTCAGATGGGATACAAGAATATGTACTATGAGGATATGAATCAGAAGACATATATGTTGCAGAGGGCTACGAAAGTATACGACAGTTATACAGATAAACTTCCTGGTTTCCACTTCCAAGGTAACAGATACCCTGTATTGGCTAACTTTGCTGGTCTTGTGAGAAATAATGAATTTAAGATTAGATCTGCAAGAGTTATCAACGAACTTGACACATGGATATTTAAAGGTGATAATGCTAGGATGGATCATATGGATGGTGCTCACGATGACACGATCACGTCTCTTGCAATGGGTCTGTTTGTTATGCAATACTCTTTCAACAGGCTACAGAGCACTATTAACAAGGATAAGGCTATATTGAACGCTTATATGATGACAAATTCATTCAAGGTGAAGAAGCCTCAGATAGGTAATGGAAGAAATATGACACCTGGTACTGGTTTGCCATTCTATAAGGCAGACAAGATGAAATCATATAACAGCACAGCATTCGGAAACTATATGTGGATGTTTGGAGGATATAAGTAATATTTATATAGAAAACAGAATCTATGAGTAAAGTTTTAAATGAGAGTTATCACGGAGAGGTATATCATTGTACTAGTCTAATACAAGCGTCCTGGATATGTGATGATAATTGCCTTGAGTCAAGAATAACATCTTCTGAATTCTGTGATTATGAAGAACAAGCTCCTACAATCTCATTGACAAGAGATAAACTATATAACATTCAAGGCGGCGGTGGTAACAATACTGTAGTGCGTTTTGTGTTTGATGGGGATACGTTACAAAACATACGTAATGCAAGATTAAGACCATTCTCATATACTGGTAAAAAGGGTGAAGCGGAAGAAAGACTTGTGAACGTTGATATAGACCCGTTACACAAATACTTGAAGAGAATAGAAATTGATGTTGTCTATGACGAATATTCTTGGGCTAGTGACAGAGATTTCGACGAGGAGTTTGATTTATATAATGAATTTAGAGAGCGTTATCCTAAATTGGATGAAAATGAGTTGAGCCGTAAGATAACAGACTACCTTATTGATGGGATAGTCAATAATGAACTCTTCAAAGATAAAGTGGTTGTCAGAAACAAAACCACAGAATGCCGTATTACGAATGTTGTTAAACGAGTATTAAAAGAATATCTTGATAAGAACATAATGTACCCGTTAAAAAAAACTCTTGATGATACGCCACAACGTTACAAGAACACAGATATACAAAAATTATATTACCTAGAGCAAGTGCTAGGTTTTGACATAATAGATATCAGACATGCGTTTGATAAGCATGAGGTGTTTAAGAATGGATGGGTTATACATTTTACTAATAGTCCATTTTCAATCATAAAAGATGGCTTCCTGGGTATAGAAAAAGAGTCACAAATGAGGATATGGAGAACATATAGAAGAATAATGCCAAGAAGTCAAAAAGAGGGTTATGCGTTTGCTTATGATGTCAATGACATACCATCAGAAGCGTGTGCATATGGTAACTATGCACTAATGTTTAGAACTAGCGGGTTAAAGGTACATAACAGGGGAGACGAAGGAGAGTGGCAAGTAATATTCAACAGTAAACTAGCGAATCTTAAAAACTGTTTTCTGTTGAAGATAGATAAAACACAGCACTCTTATTCACATGATAACGGAGACGTTGATAGCTATTCTAAACTTAATGGTGCTAGTGTTATAAATCCATCTACCGGAAAAGTGATATATAAATCTAACTCAATTGACAAAGTAATTAGTTGGGTTATAACTAATGGGGCACAATACAAAAATGCCAATACGTTCAACAACGTATCTAATATTAAAAGTCATGATAAATGGGCTGAGAAAATGATTTCAGACATGCTTGATTACGCAAAAGCTGAACTTGGTGATAGATGTATTGTGTACGGTCATGATGCGAATGGAATGAGTTTTTATAACATAGCATATGTTGGAAGATTTAAATATCGTACTTTTGTTGAAAAGTTTGGTTTTAAACCTGTGGATGATAGCTATCAAACTTTTGTAAATGATTGTCTAGAAATATACAAAACTTATAATTTTGATTACGAAGCTGGATTGAGATGGAAAGAAAAATATGGCGAATTAGATAAAAATGAGGAATATTCATATATAACAATAGTTTATGATAGAGAGGCATATAACGGAAAACAATAACTATTTATAAAGATAGAAAAATTATTATTTTTTAATATAAAACAATATAATAATGGCTAAAAAGAAACCAACAGTATTCCAGGCACTTGACAATGCAATATCTGGCAACTGGAAGTCACCAACAGAACCAGCGATACCTCACGTTAATAAATACGACATGAGTAAGCCGGACAACACTGTTATCTACAGGACATCCAGCAAAGAGGATTATTTGCAGAAGAAACTGGAATTGCAGCAGGATAAATTCATTAGAGACAGATGGGTGAAGGCTAACGTAAATCTGTCTGTATCTGCTTATTCCGGTTTGAACAACATCAAGTTGATGTATCGTGATGCAGATCTAATGGATGCGTTCCCAGAAATAGGTGCTGCTCTCGATATTGTATCTGAGGAGAGTACCATTGTTAACGACAAGGGAATGGTGGTTAACGTTTACTCAAAGTCTGATAGAATTAAGAACATTCTTGAGGATTTGTTTGTTAACAGACTTAACATTCAGCTTACAGGACAAATGATCATCCGTGCAATGTGTAAGTACGGAAACCAATTTATGCTTCTCGACATCGATCATAAGAATGGTGTTAAGGGATGGAAACAGTTACCAGTATTCAACGTTGAGAGAATTGAAAATGGTATACAGAATCCTTATGGATATGGTATGTCAATAGCCGTCAACGGGGCTGAAATGGATGATAAAGACTTATCGACACAGTTCATATGGGTTGAAGAAAACCAAGAACAAATCCCATTCCGTGACTGGCAGATTGCACATTTCAGACTGCTTACCAACTCACTTTATCTTCCTTATGGTGTATCATATTTGAATGCTGCACGTAGGCACTGGAGGATGTTGTCGCTTATGGAGGATATGATGCTTATCTATCGTCTTGAGCGTTCAATTGAAAGACGTGTATATAAGATTTTCGTTGGTGCTATTGATGATGCTGACGTACCTGCATATGTTGAACAAATCGCAAATGAGTTCAAGAGAACACCTATCATAGATCCTATCACAGGACAGGTTGATTTGAGAAAGAACATATTGTCAGTTGACCAAGATATATTCATCCCAGTTCGTGACGAAAACGCACCTACCCCTATCGATACATTGTCTGCTGCACAGAACATGACAGCACTTGATGACATTAAGTTTGTACAGGGTAAGGTATTAACAGCACTTAGGATACCTAGGACATTCCTTAACTTCGACGAGGCTGCTGGCGACGGTAAAAACCTCGCACTTATGGATATTAGATTTACGAGAACTGTTAATAGAATTCAACAGGCATTCTTGATGGAATTGACCAAGGTTGCAACCATACACCTATTCCTTCTTGGATTTGAGGATGAATTGACCAACTTCACACTGTCAATGAACAACCCATCAACACAGGCTGAACAGCTTGAGATCGAGAATATGCAGAAGAAGATTGATGCTGTTAGAGACGCTGTATCTGACCCAGGAAATGGTCTTCCGGTTATGTCACAGACTCGTGCATTGAAGCAGATTATGAAATGGTCTGACAAGGAAATCAAGGAGAACCTTGAGGAGATACGTCTTGAGAAAGGTATTGCTGCTGAACTTGAGAAAACAGCACAGATTATCAAGAAGACTGGTATCTTCGATACTGTTGACAGAATCTATGGAGAACCTGGAGCTGAATATATGGACGACCAGCAGGGCGGTATGCCTGGACAAGGAGGCCCTGGTGGCGGCGGCATGGGTGGAGGAATGGGAGCACCACCTCCAGCACCAACTGACTTCGGAAGTGAGATGGATAACCTTGGAGCACCTGGTTCTGAAGACACAGGAGATATGGCAGGACAGGAAGGATCAATACCTACAACCGATATGGGAAATGAGGGTGCTGCAAATCCTAATGAGAGTGTCAACAGGGGAAATAAAAAGATCATTACAGAACAGTCAAACCTGTTTGAACAATATCTTTCATCACTCACAGGTCATACCAATTCGCCAAAGGAAACAAAGTATGAGAGAGTTAAGGTATATGACAGCGATTCATTGTTAATCAATGAGGAATTTGATAAGATGATTGACGCACTTGGCAAATTCGTTGATGATGACATTGAACCAGATAATTAAGATAAAGGCGTGACGGTTGTCACGCTTTTTATGTCTCTGAGATATTTATAAAAAAAATGTACTAATATGAACACTAAGAAATATAAGGAAGAGTTTTCAAACTACATAAGCATTATGAATGAAGCTCTTAAGAGGGATAATTTTGATGCTTATGATACAGCTAGAGAGATGCTTAAAGAATCAATCGATGAGTACAGACACGAGAAGGAATTGGAGTCACAGCTTGACACCAATAACTTCGGCGTTCTCAATCATATTTTCGAGGATAGACTACCAGAATTATTCAAGAGCAACAAGAAGGTTGTTCGTGATGTTATAAAGCTCATCAAGGAGGACAAGAACCTTTCAGCACAGTTTGATTTCTATAACAATATCAGAAACTACAAGGGAAAGATTACTGAAATGGTTGATCCTATACATTTCCTGTCAAACTTCAACGCCGTTGTAGAGAAACACAATTTGATCAACAAAGAGACAGTTATTGAATCAAACAAGAAGCTTAGAAAAGTGTTGAAAGAGAATAATGTTGTTCCTACTGAATTCATCGATGAGGAGTCTATGAATCTGTATAACGCAGGTCATAATATTTTAACAAAGGAACAATCTCTCAAGAATATGGTAACACTTACAGAGAGCATTAATTCTGTTGAGAATTATATGAACAAGCACAAAGATGACAAGATTAACGAGAACGTCGATCCACAGAAATTGATCAATGAATTTGAGAAAAAATTAAAAGACACTCTAACTGAGTCAGAAATGTCGTTTGTGAAAGAGATTACAGACTGGAGGAGTCCAATTGCAGAGCAGAGGAAAGAGAAGTTGTTCAACAAGTTCAAGAATGAGTGCATCAGCAAGGTTGACGAAATGTTGAAAGAAGACGCTGGTAATGTTGAACTTGAGTCATTGAAGAAACAACTTGAAGAACAGAAGTTCAACAAGGACTCCATCGTGCAGGACATTGCAAAATTACTTGAAATAAGGGATATTCTCCTAGACAAATAAAATACGAATATGAAAAAGATAATTAGATTAACTGAAGGTGACCTTCACAGAATTGTGAAAGAATCTGTAAAGAGAATTTTGAAAGAAACTGAAGATAATTATCCAAGATTAAGTGTCGAAAAAAGTCGCCCTAGTGATCTCCCTCCTGGTGATAAAGATATAAAATACAATGGTGATATTCCACAAGAAGTTTGGGATGCACTACAAAGAGGTGATTATGGAGATTAATAAAGAATAAATGGAGGTAGATTCTATTCTATCTCCATTTTTTGTCTTTACGTCTTGATTTTACAAAAAAAATTGTTATATTTTATTTGTAAGAAATCAAGATATGAAAAGATTAAACAAAGAATATAAATTAGACTCTTCAAGCTCTATTGTATTAAAATATGGAAGTGTAAACAAGGACAATCCACAGGTGATTTATGTATCCGGAAAGTGTTGGATATGTCCCACGATAGAAACTGATTACGATAAGGTTATTACTAGTGTAGAGTCTGAAATGAGAAAAAATATAAGGAAGACACTAGTTGATGGCGTTAACTTTGATAATAAGTTTATATTGGATTTCGACATAAGTACTGACGGTTTATACCCAAATAGGAAAAAGTTTTTATCATTTGATTTTTATCTTCGTCAGAACGAGAGGAACAAAAAGAGTCTTGCAGATCTCAAGCAGTTTCTTGACAGCAAGGTTAGATATATTTCAAATGAAATGGTGTTTGTGTTTAAAGAAAATGCTTTTACAGTTGAAAAGCAGAAGTAACGTAATATTTATATAAAAAAGATATTATGAGCAAGACTATTAAAATAACAGAAGATAAATTTAAGAGAGTACTCAGAGAGGTATTCAAGGATGAAATACAGGGGAATAACTTTCGCCCGTTTGAAGACCAAGCAAAGGAAAAGAAATTAGAAATGGGTGTCGGTAATGATGGCACAGAAGAACATAATGTAAGTACTGTTGGTGAACAACCAACGGACGAAACAAATTACTACCCAGATGACGGCATTGACATTGATAATCCAGATTTACCATAAAACATAAAAGCGAGGCAGTTACCTCGCTTTTTTTGTTGCCAATTTATATTCTTTTTCTGACATTACTATTGGTGGTTCAATACCTTGTTGTATTAATATATTATTTACCTCATCGTATGACAGAACTTTGTTAACTTTAATAGCACCAGCTATTATCCAAGGAACTGTGTTTGGATTAGGGTTTGTCCTATATTTGTAACTACCTCCTCTAGGTATTTTTGGTAATCCAGCATAACTGTGTCTGAAATTTCCGTTTTTGCTATAACCATAACTCATTGCTTCGTCTTGGTAATCAACGTCGTTGGAATACAAGCATTCAGCCCATACAAGCCCTTCTGGCCACACTTTCCTACCGTTAACCATTTTCCTTTTTAGAAATTGTTCAGCATAGGGAATTTCACCCATATGCCATCCTGGTCTAAACGCTAAAGCACCAAGTCCTTTACCTCTAGTTCCCGATCCGCCGCTCATTACTTTAGGTCTGTGATCCTTAAGTGTATATCCCACAATATTAGGACTTGTGCAAGGAAGCCAAACCCCAATTGGTGTATCCTTAGCGTTTTCATTGGCTATGACTGGGGGATATAGTTTACCGTCCTTACCAAGAAAAAATACTTTATATGCAGTACCAACGTTTTTTGGCTCTATAAATTCACCATATATTCTGTCTTCATCTGGAACTGCAAACCCAAGTCTTTTAGCTTCTTCTGGAGATATCAGTTGTGGTGAATTGGCTTCTATTAATAAACCGTTAAACTGTGACTCAGTAAGTATTATTGTTTTCATTACTTTTATGAATTCAATATATTTTTGATCTTGTTTATTTTCTCACTAATCATATCTTTGTTATTTGTAGATGTATTAGCCTCGACGTACTGCTGAAGTTCCTCAGCCTGTCCTACCCAAGCACCAGGTGTTGATGGGTCTGATACCACATCCCAACAGATAAGCTCGAAGTCATCTCCTACTATGTACTGACCAAGTTTCTGTTCAACAGATCCTACGCCTCTTGAAGATACGCCGATCTTAATACCATTGAGAAGAAGATTTGCCATCTGGTCTCCACGAGTTGAAACAATACCATATTTTCTAAAACCATGAGAAGTATTAATCATACATTTTCCAACAAGTGTTTTACCTTCCCAGTGAAGTTCCGTGATGTTTATTGCAATTCTATCCAAGTCAATTGTTGATTCTGCTGGGTGGTTAAGTTCACCTATTGCATTGCTGTCCTGTATTTTCTTTTGATATATCTCTACCTGTTTCTTCAAAACATTCTCTGGATATATTCTTCCGTTTGCGTTCTTTACACCGAATTTCTGGAACACTGCATCAACAATAAATGGGTGAGGTACATGCCACTCGCCGTCTATCCCTTCTGTAATCGTCTGTGGGTTTTTAACGTACATATATCCGTCTTTCTCGATTAGGATACCGTGTCCTGTCTTACCTTCTTTTATTATTTCTAATTCTTTTTTCATTACTAGTAATATTTTTTATTATAAATATTTAGATCGGTTCAAATATTTATATTATGTACCGTAAATGACAAGTATACTACTTCTTGCCATCAAATTCACTATTTTTAGGTGTTTACGAAGTTTTTTTGTACTTGTGGTATATTTATAATTAAAATAATGCATTAAAAATTTATTTCTAGATGAAGAATATTAGGAGCAAAGTTGTAAGAGAATCTTTACTTGATTACAACGCACTCGCAAAATCTTTGCAGGAAAACACTGAAGGTGCAGTCAAGAATCTTCTTAGTGAGACTGTACGTGACACATATGCCAAGTTGCTTTCTGAGGACTCCGACAAGGATTACGAGGAAGACGACGTGGACATGAATGATGGGGAAGTGGAAGATACTGCTGATGCAAGTGGTTCAAACGATGCTGAGGTTAATGCTGCTTCTGCGGATGGCGCAGAGGACGTTGACGCTGGAATGGATGCAGACGCTGATGCTGAAGGTGGTGAGGAATTGCCAGCTGATGATGGTGAAGAGCCAGCTGATGGTGGTGAGGAACTCGGTGCTGAAGGAGAGGGTGACGCTGAAGGAGATGATTGGGCAGAGTTTGACAAGTACAAGGTGTCAGATGACGAGTATGACTTCTCAAATGCGGAAGACGAGGAAATCGTAAAGGTTTACAAACTTATGAAGAATGACGACCAGATTCTCGTTCACAAGGACGATGATAAGGTTAAGATTCAAGACAACGAAACTGGAGCTGAGTACATAGTTGACCTTGGTGGTGACAATGAGGCTGCTGGTGTCGCTGCTGTTGAACCAGGAGAGGACGAAACGGAGTTCGAGCTGGAGACTGACGACGACGCAGATGCTAACTTTGAAGGTGCTGAGGACGACGACGTAGATGGTAATTTCAGTGATGATGACGAATTTAATAACGAAGATGATATGAACGAATCAACAGAGAGAATGTTTGAGCTTGTACTAGAGTATGACTCAAACGTAGGATACACTGACAATTATCAGAAAAAGGACGTTATGACAACCCCAGGTATGTCAGAGCCAGGAAAG